AATTAACGTCGGCCATTGTAAAGAAGTCCTCCAACTCTGCGCTCATCCATGATGACGCGCTTCACGGCACCATCGATGGCATTTGCCAACTTGTTGGCTTGATCACCGTCAGTCTCAGTGCTGGTGTTTCCACCTTGATCCACATTAACGGTGATATTTGTGGTCACACCGCCACCTGCATTCTTACCTAAATCAACAGGGATAGATCGGCCGTTGGGCAGCGGCACAACAGCTTCGTTCATGCCACCCTCGCCAATCATCGCGTTAGTTGGTTTAGTGACAATGCCACCTTTCGCGAATGGTTCGACTGTATAAATCGAAGGGTCAACGTACTGGTCAATACCGTCGATGTTTAGGCTCGATGTGTCCTTTGCTCCACCACCAAACAAACCTCCTAAAGCCTTCTTCAAAAGGTTGATGACAATAAGCTTGGCAATCATCTGTGCAGCCAGCTGCATAAAGGATTGACCAACACTCTTAAAGAAATTGGCAAAAGCCTCTGAAGCAGTCATGGTGCCACTTACGACTCCCATAATCGACTGCGATATGGACTGTTCGATTGATTGAGCAATCTCTGCAATACGCTCACGGACATTGGTAAGAAACTCCATCGAAGTGGCGACGTAGTTCCTCAACGCATCAGAGCTTTGTAGCTGCGCTTCTGTTAAGTCATTGATTGCCGCCTCTGCACTAGCCGCATCCTCGTTGATCTTTGCCATCAAGTCGTTGAGGCCTGGCAGATTTTCTTTCTGCGCCTGTGCGATCCGATCAGTGCGTTCTTTCTCAATCTCCGCTAGCTGGAGCTGACGATTGATCTCTGCATCAGACATCCCCTCCATGGCCAGACGGTTACGCATCCGCAAGGCATCTGCTTCAGTCTTTGCCGCCTCTGCCCTTTGTCTGAAGCCTTGTGTGGACTGGGCGATAGCCATAGACAGGTTGTCGGCTCTTAGGTCACCGGCTGACTCACCGAATTGCGCACGACGGTCTTGGGCTCCGGTAAGTCCTATCTGCGCTCGCTCGACCAGTCCCGCCGCCCTAGCCGCATCTACAGACCCTGGGGCTGCAGCGGCCAACTGACCCTGCGCTGCCTTCAGTTTTGCCTCTGCCTTATCAACCGCGATGTCCAGTGAGGCAATCTCGTTAGCAACGGCTCTGTTCTGTTCTTGGTAGGTGTTCAGAATGCCTAGCTGGGCGCGTTGTGTGCCGCTGAGCTGCGCCTCTGCAATCTTGGCGTCGTTACGACGCAGTTGTTCCAGCAGCTTGAAACGCTGCTTATCGAACTTCTCGTTTTCACGGGCTCTTGCCTCAGCCGCACGTCGGATATTCGTAGTGTTAATTCTGTTGATTTGACCAGCAATATCTGTCCCTTTGCCTTTGCGATTGTTGATGAGGTCTTGTGAGGTGACAAGTGTGCCTTGCTCGATATTGCCTTCACCAGTACCTCTAAGCTCACGCAGTCTGGCGGTGAGACGCGCTATGTCTCCTTTCGCTTGACTTGCGGCCGTTCGACGACGGAAAGATCCCTTATCGTCACCGCCACCACGGTTTGCGATGTACCGCTGGCGAGCGTCCTCAAGTTCACGCTCGGTCTTGGCGATAGCACCCTCGGTTCCCAGACCCAAGAAATTGTTGAGGGCACGGATAGCACCGTTGATGACCTTAATAATCTCACCGAAAACGTCTTGGAAAGCAGCTCCGATCGGCATCAGAAGATTACCGATATTTCGCTTCAACTCATCTAGTTCGTTTGCCAGACGTTGGCCTGCCTCTGCAGAGCTTTGACCGATCTTCTGCGCCTCAGCATCAAAATCCTGCAGCAGCGTCTTTGTGAAATTGACAAAGTCCTCAACCGATACAGTGCCTTGTTCAAGACGCTTGTCCAGCTCTGCAGTTGTGATGCCCATTGACTCTGCAAAGAGCGCAACTGCACCTGGCAAACGTTCACCGATTTGGCCTCTTAATTCTTCTGCAGAGACCTTACCTTTGCCGAATACTTGTGTAGCAGCAAGCAAAATTCCGTTTGCTTGTTCTTGCGAACCACCCAAAGCTTTGTTCGCCGCGATCAATCCACGGAAGGATTTAGTTATATCTTCTGCACCGACACCAGAGGCTTTAGCTGATGCGGCAAAACGTGTGAAACTCTTCGTCGCGTCTTGCAGCGGGACGTTGTAGTCCTTAGTGACCTGGCGAATGTCTGCCAGCGCATCGACGAATCCTGCACCTGTCACGCCCTTGAGGGCGATCTGCATCTTCTGCGTCTGAGCAGCAGCTACTGCAGCATCGTTGGCGTATTGAGCTGTTGCGCGGGCTAGATCCTCAATAGCTTGGATTGCTCGCCCTGCAACGGCTGCAGCAACGCCTGCAACACCACCTGCAACGGCGGAACCCATAAGGCCACCGCCACCTCCACCGGCCAACCCGCTAGCGAAACCACCACCAATGGCGGCTCGCATTCCGGTATTACCCCTGAAGCCACGCATCGGGGCTGCAGGACCAATCGGACGGCCATATTGACCGGGCATACCGGCCAAACGCTGATTTCTCTGGGCAGCGTTGAATCTTTGAACGCTTTGTCTTGCTTTTGCGTACTCTTCTCGTGTTTCCTTAATCTGCCTTTTTATTCTTCGCAGACCCTCTATGTGCGCTCTGTTGTCGTCATGCTTGCCAAACTTGACAGCAGCATTCTGCGCATCTTTATATTTAAGTTTTAGATCTCTAAGCTGCCTGCCTAATTCCTGCTGTGACTTCTTCTGACTCCGTACATCCTTCTCAATCCGCTGCGTGGCCTTATCAGAAGCCTTCGCAAACTGAGCAAGCTTACGGAGAGCCGCTGCATTCTCAACGTCAAGCCTATAAGTATATTGACCTTGAGCCACAGAAACTCCACGCCGTAAGTTAATTTTATCGGGTTATGTGCTAATAACTTTGCTAAGAGAAGCAATCACCGAGACAGGCAACTTACGCTTAGCAATTAGACCCTTAAATATCTCTCTTGTTTCAGCAACGAAGAGATTAGCTTCTTCATTGAGCGGGAATGGCAACAACTGATCGATGTTGACGTCGCCTGTCTTCTCTTTGCTGAAGCTTTTAGCAATACCAATAATAATTCCTGCAAGCCGTGCTGTAGATATTGAATTGATATTTGCAGTCCTTTTCTGCTGTTCGGAACCAAACCGAATCATCTCGTATATGAGCTTAAGAGGTAGACGAACAAATTCTTCCCGCCCAATATCCACCCCTGCAGGGCAGGCCCGCAGCTCGGAGTAGACATTGAGTAGATCGAGTTCAGAGGTGGCTAGGTACTGCCGCAGAAACGCAATACGCTCGCTAACCGCCTCTTCGGTCAGTTTCCCTCAGAATCCTCTTCTTCTTCATCAGGATCGGGCCAGCCGTTGCGTTCCCACTCGACAAAGGCGTAGATCTCGTCCAATAGACGGCTAGGCATCTCTCGGGTGTCGGTCGCCTCCCAATCAGGGGTCTGCACCCACTTCTTACCTTCCTTCAACTCAGCCCTGTACTTCATGAACAGGGTCACCGTGAGGATCTTCTGCTCACTTGCAGACTGTCCGTTGGTCTGGATGTCAGCTAGCTGATCGACGTAGTCATACAGAACCTCTTGGTTCTCGTTCACGTCAGACAAAGCATCCAGAGCCTCTTGCACCGGAATGTCTTTGCGGACAGCAATGTCCTTAGCGATCTTGAGCAAGGCGTAGGTGTTCTTAGCCTGCTTGCGGGCCACATCCTCAATACCCTCGATCTCGCCTGCAACTAGGTCTTTGTAGATCGGGAAACGGAATGGAGCGATGTCGTAATACTCTTTCTGGCCAAAGAAGATTTTTGAATACTTGCTCATGTTATGAAAAATGATGTGTCTGCCGCCACCATCTCATGATGCTGACCACGGACATTTTCAGGAATTTCTACAGTCAAACTAACACCATCTTCTGAGATTAGTTTCATGGGTGAACACGAAGAAGGGGCGATGAAAACCGCCCCAACCTCAAGTAATTCACCTTTGACTCGACAGTTGATGAAGTAAGACTGCTTATCTTCAGAGGTAAGCAGGTCAGCTTGCATCAGGCGTAGACGTCGAGAGCGGAGGTGCCGTTGTTAAGAGTGCCCACATAGATCTCTCCACGGCTTTGGAAGGTCCATGAATACTCGATCAGGCCATCAGAGGGGGCAGCCTCAGAAACGCCGGTCACACAGGCTTGGAAGGCCCGCACAAAGTACATAAAGTTGTTGCTTCCGTCCTGTCCCAAAAGGGTCAGCATTTCGACGAAAAGCTCTTTGTCGGGATCAGATTCAGCAGCCATCACAAGGCCCAAAGCGGTGTCAATATCCGCCTGTGGAGCGCCTGAAGAGAGGCTGTTGATGAAGAAGGTCGTGCAGGCCATTTCACCGGCCATGGTGGTGCCCACAGAGTCCCTGTAGCCGTTATCGCCGAGCAGGAAGAACTCTTGAGAGGTGGGGGCTGGGGTGTACTCAGCCTGAGTCAGACCCTTCAGAAAATTGAAGGTCGTCGATGAAGGGGACGTGTAGGTCGTGCCAGTGTTGCCACTTCCGTGAGCGGCAGGGACTTTACGGGTGCCGCCAGGGTCAGCGATCCGCACGATGCGGTCCCGCCCCTTTGCAAACGCACCTCCAGGAAGTTGAGCCATTAGCTTATCTCAGTGTGAATTGAGTAATCGGGGATAGTTACTTTTAGGGATTCGTAAGATATGTCTGTTTGCGGTGTATGTACCGCTGTATCCATATCAGGAAAAGCCCGAAAAAGAAGCAAACGAAGATTGTCTAAGGTGACCGATGTGTCGTAACTGGTTAGGGTTACGGTCCAAAAAAGATTTAAGAAGACCGCCTGAGACATCGTCGGTAAATTCCGTGCTTCCGGTACTTCATCTATGACACATTCTGTGCCTGTGACAGACCAGTCCTTCGGAACTTGCTGTGAACCCCGAACCCAAAGGGCGGGGGAAGAGGAACCATCAGGAAGGTTATAGTTTCCCAAATAAGTTCCAACAATGGAGTCTACGACAGAGCGTACTTCTGATACACTAGCCATCCAACTCTCTCCTAAGTCTATCAGCGAAGTCTTTTAAGGGCTTTACTTCTTTCTCGGCATCTTTTGTCCAAGGACGTGCTAGAAGAGTTTTGCCATTCTTCAACGCAGCGCCTTCATGTACGACCTGTGAATAGTCAACATGCCATGTCCACTCAACGGCAGTAGCGCTGATATTTTCACGCCGTTGGCTTGATCGAAGATTACCTAGATCAACAATGTCTCTAGGAGCTGTGACCTTTTCACCGTTCTTACGAAGAGTTGTATTAGGCCAGTCCCATTTCTTTTCAGAGATCTGCTTGGTGAATTCCGCGCCGAGTTTCCCTGCCGTCTGAGCCAGTGCGGTCTTGACGGCTTTGTCGAACTCACGACGCAACTCATGTGGCTGAATGTCTCTTGCCATTAGCCCGCCGCGCCTGT